CCCATCTCCGTAATAACGACCAGCAAGAATATCCAACCTGTTGCTCTCCTGAAGAACAATCTGTTGAAACCTGATGTTTCCGGATTGAATGTTCTGACGAATGGCAGGAATGGCGAATGAAGTTCCATACCGATATCCCAATCCAATGACGGATGTTCTAGCATATCTGTTCATACTGTTTTCATCCTCCAATGATTCCTGAACCATTACTTGATCTTGGAGCAGACTGTGCTGTTGCCCTATTCATGTTGGTTCTGTCAATATTGTTTTGCATTCTAATATCAGGAATTGATGTCAAAGCTTTCATTGTTTCGCCTGTGTTGTAAACAGGTGAAGTCATAAATCCATCAGAATCAAGTCCAGGATTGATATCAAAGATTGGAGTAAACTCGATTGCTACTTTTACAGACATTGGAGCTCTGGCATTCTGCCTTCCCGTTTCCCATCTTGCTTCACTCCAATCAAACTTCAATGATTTGATAAACCCAGCGAGTCCTTTACCCTGCGTGCTCTCAAAAGCTTTGATAATGGGATTGCCGTTATCGCCAGTAGAGCTAAAAAACGAAGTAATCGAGTTCGGGGTGTTTGCGGACCCTGAAGACGTAGTGGCAACTTGACTGTTTGCAATTCTGGTTATTTCTTCTGGATCGGGCATCAAATCGTATTGTGTACACTGATAGATCCCATCTTGACCAACTCCGCCATTTGGAATAACAAAGTGGTATTTCTTCATTGTTTCAGACTGAATCACGTTTGTGATCCTTACTTTTTTTGCATGGTTGATTACCAGCGGGCTACCGCCAGGAGAATCAAGCAATGTTATGGTTCTTGTTCCATTTGTAACAACAGAAACGGCCCCGGTTATACCAGCACCGGACCTACCTCCAACACCATTTCTAATTGACTGTCCAGGTTGCGACACTGTGTTAGAAATGCCGCCAATTCTAGGATACCCCAGTATCCTTTGACCTGACCCTCTTGTTGTTGCCGGAAAAGGAGTGATCATTGCGTGTTCTCCAACACGAAAATCTCCTTGTCGTGCCATTCTGTTTGTAACCTGTTCTGTTGCAGCAGCAAGATTAATATTGTTGGTTATGTCTCTGCTCATTGACTGAATAGAGAATTGACTGGAACCAACACCAAACAATCTTGCAAGAGCAAACTTGGAATAGTTGGTTTTAAACAGGTCCCCAAGTCTCAGTCTGATCATCGGAGAAGCTGTCGGTACTTGGGAGAATGGTTGAATGAATTTGTCTGTCGCTGTTCCAACCTGTCTGCCTTCAGAATACTGAGGATAGACTAGAGTAACCAACTTGTTGATTTTGAACCACATATGGTCAAAATCTTTGTGATTTGTTGCAACAATCCTAAATCCAAGCGAGATGTTTCTTTTTGTGTTTTTGTAGGTATGAACAGAGCCAATCCTTCCATATCCTTCCGTTTCGGAGTATTCGGCATCAAATCCATCATTCATGTCTTCGAGGAAGGCGTGGAATGAAATGATTTCGTTGGTTCGGAGATCATGGAAGTAGAAAGGCATGTAATCGGCTTCCAAATGCTCCTCCATCGCTTTGACGTCTTCTGCACTGATCCTGTTTCCATCAAGTTTATCTGGACCTTTGATAACATGCAGTTTGTTACCAGATAAATCAGCGGCCATTGCTTCAGATGGATTGCCGGATTGATCAGAGGATCCCAAGAATACGCTTTCTGCCCTTGATAAACCATTGGGTATCATGTACATGGATTTAGATGTGTTTGATCCCCAAGCCAAAGCATTCCTATATTGACCAGGAAGTCTGTTTACCGATTGAAGGATCGCTGGATTAAGGCTTCTTTCCCCTTTTGGTCCAACATCTGCTTCAACTATGATTCGATCAATATCGGAAATGAATTCAGCAACCCCACCAGATTCATCCATAATGAATCCATCCTGTTCGTGAGATAGTGCTACATCACCAATAGAAGCCAAGATGTTACAGAACTTGAGCAACTGAGAGTCATTGATCTTTTGAATCAACTCAATCGGCCCAACAGGATTACCAAGAAAGCCAACATCGTTGATGTCCTGAGCCCCCTCAACACTTGAGATGCCACCAGCAGCCTGCATGATCATGTCTCTAGTTCCTCGAATCAATGAACGAAGAACAACATTGTAATACCCATGATTCTGGATCACTTGAATGGTTTGAGAACCAATCGAGGCTGTTCCAAAAAAAATGTCAATTCCTCTTGACACACACTGGTAATAGTCATGTTTTGTGAGTGTTGCTCTGATCACATAGTCAGCATTGCGATATGTTGAAACATGATCAAGTTTTCCAAGATAAGAGCCAAGACGTTTTCTCCTATCATTTGTGGACAGGTTGGCTCCTGGAACAACAGGTGACGAAGGAGACCTTGGAGCAACCAACAAGGCTGCACCTTTGAGCAAACCACCAATTGTCAAGGTTAACAAGGCCGCACAGGCAATAGAAGCAGTGGAGCTCAACCCGGAGAACGGAGTCATCCAGTTGTTCACGTTTCCATAGGACAGAACAGGTCCACGTTTGATGTTGTCATCCAGGTTTGGTTTCTGATAGTTTGGATTGATATCCTTCATGATCTTGACAGGACTCACCCGAGTCATGTTGATCTTCTGGCCAATCTTTGCCAGACCAGGAGCAAAAGAGGCACCTCTTGCCGCAAGCTGTTGACCAACGTCTGTTGGATCGGTTGGTATGTAATACTCCCCAGATGCCTCCAACATTGTAAGAAGACCAATTTTTTTCAAGTCTTTGATTTTAAGAAGGACAGCAGTATCCCCTTCAACTCTTGGAAACTTTCTTGGGCCATGTTTGCCAAATTCCTGTTGTGAAAAAGCAACACCGATGTTTGATTCATCCTCTGTTACTGTTCCAGAACCATCAGATCCAGGCGTTTTCACAGGAATTCCGTCAGCAAGTTCCAACCCGGCTCTTGGAACGAATGTTTTCCCAAGTGTAAATCGGTTGTTATCAAACTGAGCCTGTCGAACACGTTTAACAAACTCAGAATTCTCTCCTTGCTCGTTCACGTTTTCGTAGAGGTCGGTTCCTGTTTGTGCAACAATAGATGAGCGTCCTTTTTTGATAACAAAACGTCCACCTTTAGCATTCTCCACGTCCAAGAAACCGCTCTCGGATGTCTGGTTGAACTCTTGTTCAGCGGAGATCCCGGTTGTTGATGGGTAGCGAAATCTTCCAGAATAGTGAGCTTGAGCATTCTCACTTGGGTCTCTCAACCCACTTGGATTCCCGGCTTGGTCTTGAAGACCAAATGTTCCTCGAATGGTTGTCAGAGGAAATTCATTTTGAGTTGCAATCGTCAAATCAGCAGCATAGCTTGAGAGCCTTGAAACAATCTCTGGTTTCAAGTCATCTTTCTCAAGCTGGACGGTGTTGTTCGGGCCTGTGTTTTCCAAGATTGGAACAAGCCTCTCGGGTCCGGTGTTGTGAATCAAATCTGCAAGACGACGAGATGTGCGGGGCATGGTGATGTGAGTAACTATCCTCAATTCACAGTTCTGAAACGAAGACTATCTCTTAGCAAGAGATCCGAGTGGTATGATCACGTTTTTGTTAAAATCTTCAACCATTGCTTTGATGGCTTCCTCAACTTTTTCTCGCTCCTGTTCGGGAATCTGCTTTAACAACTCTTGGAACTGTTTTGTTTTTGAGATTTCTTGGTAGTTCATGATTTATCACACTGTCAAGTCTCCATGTGTTATTCTGGTGTTGTTTGGGCCAACTCTACGAAGCATAGCCAATTCCAGCGCATCAAGTCCATTGTTGTCAATCTTCACTGTAAAGTTAACATTGATGTTAAAATTCCTATTCTGAATCTGATATTGACCATCTGCTCCAAGACCCAAACTATCCCCAAGCCTTCTCAGACCAGTTTCAATGTTGATTGGCTCCAAACCACGAATCTGCGTTGCCAGTTCATTGGTTTTTGAAATCATTTGAGTAACTACCGCACTAACTCGTTCAAAGTGTATCTTTTGAATGTTATCGACAACTCTGGTAATGGTTCCTTGAAGAGAGGTAGAATTTTCTAGTTGATCAGCAATCCTACCCATACCAATTTGCATAGCCACAAGAGAAGCGCTGAGATTGGTAAACTTGCTTTGAACATCAGTTGGATTCAACGTAGTAGATGATAAAAGCTGAGTAACAGAGGTAAAAAGACCATTTATTGCTTTAGTTCCGGTTTCAAACTTAGCAATATTGGCCGTTGACATTCCATTGAACACGGTGTTCATGTCTCTGATCAACTGTGGGAATGTTGTTTGAATCCCTGAAAAGAATGTGGACACAAAATCTGTTAACTGTGCAATCCTCTCAGCGCTTTGATTCTGTGCAGTAAGATTGCTGGCAGAAAGTGTTGACACAATTCCAGCAATCTGCGAAATGGATGTAAAAACTGGACCAATGATAGGCGCAAGTGCTTGAAGAGACTTTGCTTGCGAAGGATTCAGTGATCCGACACTTGTGGTGATCAATGTCAGAACATCTGAGATTTTTGAAAACAGATTGGATTCCGTTATACCTCTTAACAAAGAGTTCATGTAAGAGCCAACTGCACCAAGAACAGCAGCTTGGTTGCCATTTGACGCTATTTGCAATATCGCGGAAGTACCAGCACGTAGAGAGTTCATGAACTCTGCTAAACCTCCGAGGATTTTCACAAACATCAAACCAGCACGAGCTTGTTCAGGTGTGAAACCTTGATTGAACACAGAACCAAGCATGATTCTGTTGATAAGCAAAACAAGAGATTCCAAGTTTGGAGCAATCAAGCCAATGAACTGTCTGGTTGCTTCAAGTTTTGATCCAACATTCTCTCCACCATTTATCAAGGTGTTGATGAAATCAGATTGTTGAAGGGACTCAACAGGCGGTTTCAAGGCATTAGCAAGCTCTCCAACGCCCCCGAGAAGTGTTCCAAGAGTCTGTGCCCCTCTCAGTTGTGCTTCGCCTCCTTGGAGGCTTGTAATAGTTTCCTTGAGGGTGTTTATGATCCTGATAATCTGATCACTCAAACTTTGGATGGTTGTATTGACAGCTTGAAGCGTTTGTCTTTGCTGTTCGCTTCCTGCACCTCTCAAGAAGCCCAAGATGCCTGGACGTGTTGCTGCAACCAACTGAGCAACCGAAGCCGCAAATGCTCCAACGCCTTTCATCACGTCAACAAAAATACTGGCCTTCTCGGCAAACCCAGGGCCAGGATGGAATTTGTCAATTGCTGTCATGATTCGCATACCTTGAACAGCCATTCCCTCAATCACCAAAGCAATCACGGCCAAACCAGCCGCAATTGCAAGAGCTCCAAGACCACCACCGGCTGATGCAACCAGACCAATACCAGCAGCAATCGCTGTAACAGCAGCAGCAGCAAGGAAGAAGGTTCCAACGGATGCCATGACCAGAACGGTTTTGTTGATCTTGCCAAGAGGGATCTCGCCAAACACGTTGATCATCTTCTTGGCAGCAAAGGCCATACCAGCCCCAACAAGACCCACGATCACCAAACCAGCAAGGATCCTACCTGCCATTCCAGGATTCAGGTTGATTGCAGACAAGAGTTTTACAGCACCAGCAATAGCAACCATCGCAGTTGCCGTAGTGACCATGGCAAGCGATGCTGTTGCGATCGAAGTTGGGGTGATTCTGTTTTCCTGGATTGCCTTAGCGAACCTAAAGATCGCATAGAGGATTCCAACCATACCAACCACGATGAACAAGGTGATTGCGGCCATCTTCACAAGAGCTTGAGCCCAGTTAACTTTTGAACCAGCAGCCGCCTGAGCAGCCTCTTCGGCTCCATGAATAGCTCCAGCAGCAGTTTGACCAGCACCTCCACCACCTGGAGCCCTTGGAGCTTGACCAGTTGCTTGAACGGCTGTGTTCACTTGGCCAAGGAACCTGTCTTTGACGGCACCAATGGCTTTCTTGACTCCTTCGCCCTTAGCAAAGTCCAAAAGACCTTGCGTGAACATCCCAGCAATCGAGGTTGCAATCGCTCTTCCAACCATACCGATCAAAGCAGGACCAGAGAGAACACCAGCGATGTCAAGAAGATGAGCTTTCAGCCATGGCTGAATCTTCTTCCAGACCTCTCCAAACATTGTCTTGACAGCGTTCCAAAGGGATGGACCAACTTCCTTGATCGCATCGATCATTGGACCCAACAGTCTTCCCAAGAATCCAAGATCGGCTTTAGCTCCGCTGGTATCCAGCCTCTTTCTTCCGGTTATCAGATCGGTGATGTATTGAACGCCATCCCTGAGTCCCTTCATGGCAATCTTCAACAGACTTCCGGAGATTTCACCAATCGCAGTGAAGAACTTCTTGAATCCGTCAAGAATTCTCTGTCCGTTCTGTGAGTTGCCCTGAAACCAGGAGAAGAAGTCTTTCTTCAGCCGTTCCAGGAGTTTTGGCATGGCCGTTCGAGGGTCTTCTGTCATGTTCTTGAAGAATTCACGGAAGATATCCGTGGCTCCTTTGAACATTGAGCGAAACTTTCTTCGATCGAACAGATCAGCAAGACCCTGGAACACATCCTTTACCCCAGGAAACATGTTCACGAAGGCTTTACCGACTTTGATTCCTTCCCAATAAGCAACCCTGAGATCCGATCGAAGTTCTCGCATCAGGTGTCTGAAATCTCGACTTCGTTGAATACCAGCCGTGAATCCTTGGATAAACCTGTCAATGAATCCACCTTTTCCAAAACTTCCGGACTTCACCAGACGTTCAATGGAGTCTGCCAGAGCTTTCATTGCCTGAACCTGAGTCATCTGAGTCTTCTTGGCAGCATCACCCTTCTTCCGGACCTCATCGTAGGTCATTCCTTGGTTCTTCATGGAGAACGCAAGATCAAGAGCAGAGTCATCAAGACCTGTCTGTTGAGCCAACAAAGCTCTTTCTTGACGGGTCATGTTCTCAACAGAACGACCAGCAGCAAAGAAGGACTTTCTGAGCATCTCTACTCGTTCTGCCGGGTTCTGAGCCTTCATCATCTCAAGAGCATCAACGTTCAGGTTGAAAGCCTGAGAGAGTTGTGCTGCACCGTTTGCAGCATCTTCAAAGTTGTCATATCTCTCGATGACACCCATCACTTTGGCAACTTCAATACCAAGACGACGGAAGTAGACAACAGCTTGACCAATCTCTTTGGTTGAGATACCTCCGAAGTGCTTGAAGTCAGCCATCAGAGTTCCCATGTCACGAGAGATTTCCTTCGCTGATCCTGCGGCTCCGTTGAAAGCCTTGCTCAGTTGAAGCGAATAGTTCGCCATCTCACGAAGTTCATCCGTCAATGCCGTTTGAAGAGCATGAGCTCGTGTTGCAACAGCTTTCTGGCCGTCTTCTGTCAGACCAAGACCTTTGTAGTAAGCACCAATCGCTTCGGTGTTCTTGACAAACTGACCAGCCAAGGCAGCAAACAGAGGCCCCAGGTTATGGGCGTATTCCTGCATCGTTTTCAGTTTTTCTGCAAGGTTACCGAAGATCCTGTAGGTGGAGAGACCTGTTTGAGCAAGTTCTCCTTTCATGCTTCTAGCCATTGCAATAATGGCTTTTCCGGATGTGGCATGAAGAGCACCGAACTCTTTTCTGATGTCTTCCAAGGCTTGCCTGAGACCTGTGTCTCCACCACCAGCATCCGCCATGTTGATCAGACCAGAGAGCATCTTGAAAGGAATAGCGACAATCGATGCTGCAAGATTGCTCATGGTTTCAACCAATCCCACACCAGCATCTTTAGCGGTGTGGAGCATGTTGGCTGTGAACCTCAATCCTTGCGCAAACCCGTCGATAGCAGCCGCAGCAACCGAGAAACGTTTCAGCTTCTTGGTCATGTCTTCAATACCCTTACCAGACTCATCCTCTCGTTTCGCAGCTTCACGCAAAGCTGCGTTCATCTTGTCAAACACATCCTGGTTGGTTGAACCAAGGTTCTTCGTGGCATCAGAAGCCCCCGAAACAGCCTGGGATGCATTCTGGATGTCTGTTGCGATGTCTTTGAAGTTGGCAGTACGAAGGGTGTCAACCATGTCCTTGGTCAAGGACGCTTGATCCTTTGCCAGCTTTGCACTCTGTTCCAGAAGCTTGTTCTGGTCAGCGAGAAGCTGATTCAACTGTGCTTGGAGATCGAGATTGGTTGCCATCTGTGGTTTCGAGTCATAATTACATCAAGATAAAAACTTCGTATGAGCAACTACAAACTCTCAGCAACCGGAAAACTGTTCTTTGCTTCCCTTGTTGCCTATCTTGGGGGTGCGAAGTCTATTGTGAAACTCAAGGCAACCCCTGAACAGGTCAAAGCGATCACCAACGCTGTCATGGCCTCAAAAGAGTTCCAGGATGAGATCAAGCGTGAAGGTGCAACGATTGAGTCCGTGATCGAAAAGATGAGGCTCAAGAACCTCACAGCCGCAGAATTCAAGAAGATCACCGGAAAACCTTGGCCCCTTTAAGCAATCCACCCTCCTAACTCTGTAATGAGACAAAAGCAAATGGACTTCCTATAAAGGGTGGACCAAACCTATTTAATTCGTAAAACCATGAAGACAACGAAGAAGCAGCTTGAAGCTATTATCCGTGAGAGTGTGAAAAAGGCATTAGAAGGTCTGGACTTCGGAGATCGAGACTGGTTGCGTTCCAGACAAGATGATGATGCTATCAGACAGACCGTGATGAAGCAGCCACCCGCTGGTTCTCCTGGATTTGGTCAGTTGGTTCAAGCAGCAAACGCTGCTTTCCGAAAGATCCAGGCAAAAGGTGATCAAGCCAAGACAACCGCTGCTTTGTCTCTAAAGCGTGAAGTTGAACAACTAGCTCAGGCTCCCCAGAGCGGAGCAAACGTGATGAGAGCTAGGATGTTGACAGGCAAACTGGTTGCCCTTTCTAAGTAAGGGGTAACCTGATGTTCACCAAACTTGCTCAGAAGGTCTTGAAACTCATCAATCCCGATGGGTATCACAAGAGAATTGCTGTAAAACGCTTCCAGCTTCCAAATGGTTTGGAGGAGACCTTCTTTATCGACCAAGACAAAGATTCCGTTCAAGTTCTCTGCATTACCAGAGAAGCAGATGTTGTCTTGGTTCAACAGTTCAGAGCAGGCCCAGAAGAGATGTCCTTGGAACTTCCAGGTGGTGGGATGGAATCTGGGGAACAACCTCTAGAAGCTGGAATCAGAGAACTTGAAGAAGAGACTGGATTCACAGGAGATGCAACCTATCTTGGTAGCCTTCCTTATTCGCCTTATTCGAGTGGTAGAAGACATTGTGTTTTGGTGATCAATGCAATCAGGACATCCCATCAACACCTGGATCCCAATGAGTTTGTAACTGTGTTGAAGATGCCCTTGAGGGATTTCAGATCGAAGATCAAGTCAGGAGAGATCCGAGGATTTGATCTTGGTTATATGGGCCTTGATTATGTGGGGAAATTGTAAGTCAAGAAGATTTGATCTCTTTTATCGCTTCTTCAAGAATATTGAGTTTTTTTCTCAAAGCCACTTCGGTAAGTTTTTCAACAAAACTTTGCGCAGGATAACTGTAACCCTCAAAAGTAAAAGTTGAAGACCTTCCTGGCTCCTTTTTCTTTTTCCAAGTTGAATATGCTTGGCCAATTGTCTGGGGGTTGAATTGTCCAAGATCCAAGGTTGTACCGTCTTTGAAATGTAATTGTGTTTGACCGTTTGTTTCAGGTCCAGCATACACAACAGCATCTTGATCAAACATTTTTCCGAGTTTTACTGCGTCTTCCAATTTGATTCCAAACACCATCAAAGATGGCTCAACACTGTCCAAGAGTTTGTCCGGAGGACACTGCTCATATGAAACATTTGTGTCTTGACATTCTTTCCAATGACCTTCAAGCTGAATAAATCCAAGACCAAGAGACCTAACATGTTGTTTTAGTGCTTGAAAGTTTGTTGTGTTTGTCTTTTTGTTTAGTGACTGTCTCCAAGAAGTCATAATTGCAAAACCAACTTCTTTGGCTTGATGCACATGGCTCATGATTCGCGACAAAGAGGTTTCGAACAGTTCTTTTTTTCTGTTTGCAAGTTCCGCTTCCAGTATCTTTTTGATTGATTCTTCTTTCATGTTTACCTTCTTGTTGGTTTCCAGCACTTCAAACACCTGGGTTCATACAACCCCATTCCGCCAACCTCGACAGCTTTGTTCTCAGCGAACGGACGTTCTCTGTAGGTTCTGTTGGCATCTTGTTGACAGACGACACAGATTGCTTTGAGTTTGGTTACCTCATCAGCCAATGCCAGAAGATCAGGTGTGGCTCCGAAAGGCTCTCCATAGGTGTTCTGGTCAAGACAAGCACAGATCACCCTGATGTTATCTTTCAAAAGACCTTCAATGATCGAAAGCAACCATGCTTTGTCAAAGAACTGAGCTTCATCAAACCCAACAACTTGGGTGTCATCATGGATCACCAGCCTGTCTGTTTCTGACACTGCAACAGGTTTGACCCCTGTTGCAGCTTCCAGGTCCGTTTTGCCATGCGATGTTATTCGATCAACACCAAACCTAAAGTCCATTGACGGTTTGAACACCTGGACCTTCTGGCGAGCCAAGACACAGCGTTTCACACGCCGGATCATTTCTTCGGTTTTCCCGGCAAACATGGGACCACATATCACTTCAAGTTTCGACATCTCTTGAGTAATATAGCAACCCCAGACTTGATTTTACTTGACCGAATTTACGGTTTCCACTCTTGGTGGAGCTTTTTGTATGGCTCAAAAACCAGAGCCTTGTCTTCGGTTGGTTTGGTGAGGAACAGAACCTTGTGATTCGGAACAAACGCAACCTGGCCGTTTTCCAGGACCACAAGATGAACGTTGTGGTTGTCCTGAAACCAATCAATCGTACAAATGTACTGCCTGATGTTGACCCACACAGCCGCACGAGGCATCCAACAGACCCTCTTGCAGAATGGTCCTGCAAGAGTTGCATGAACGTTCACGGTGATGTTCATGTCTGGACATGCCTTGAAGTAACACAGGTCACCCAAAGTCAGACTGTGAACAGGTGTGGTCGTTCCAACCAAGAGAGCATGGGCTGGAATGTAGTCGAACAAAGACCCATTCTTGAGAAGAATCTTGAAGGTTGGGTAGTGCCCTTTGTAAGAAGACACTGCGAATACAGTACATGGCTCTGTATTCCCTCGGAATGCTGGGTCCATGTCGTAGAGAAACTCCGACATAAAATAAGCTGAAAATGGAGGAATATCGGCGTGGACGTTCATTGGACTCTCGTTTATCAGAAAGGGTTTTTAGCCGGAAGGAACATCTTCTTGTTGTTATCAAACTCCGCAACGATTGCAAACAAAACATTCCCTTCTGGAATGGAAAAACTTGTCTGTTTTACAATAATCCCTACACCTTCCCGACGAGTTCCATCGGAATCTTCTACGATGATGTATTTCACTTCGAATCTATCTTCAGGGAAGATTGAAAGCGTCATATAACGCTCCATGAACCATCCTGATTCTGTAATCGGATGACAATCACCTTCGGTAATAGCATCATTGTAAACCACCCGAGTTCGTGGAAGCATTTCAAATGCATACCCAAACTCGTAAGCGATTCGCTCATGCCAATACTGTGACATCCAGGCGAACCCAATCCGCTTGTTCTTGCGCAGGGTTCCAGATCCATGAGTTTCCACCCAGAGTTCTGGTGTCATCATGCGCAGTGCTAGACGATTGAGAACAGGTGGAGGAAGAGTGCCAGTGAGTTCTGTAGGGACAACTTGAGTTTCCATGTCACTGACATTATCAGAAACATGGTGAGAGTCAAGAAGAAAACAATTTACTTTTCAGCATATCAATGGATTTTTTGTGCATATCAGCATCAACTTCAATACCAACACATCTTCTGTTTAAGATGGCGCTTCGATACAGGACAATTCCACTCCCTGAGAATAAATCGTAAATCAAATCGTTTTCATTAGAGCTCGCCAAGACCAATCTATCAATAAGTTTTTCTGGTTTTTGAGTTGGATGAATGCGATCTGTGAGACGAAAACTAATATCACCCCAAACATTGGTTAAACCAATTTGGGTGTTGAACGTCTGAGACACTTTGCAATATGGCGTGTCGATGCCCAAGATTTTTTGGAATTTCAACCACATTTCTTCCGTCGGAATTTGAGCACAGATATTATTCCCCGTGTAAATGCTCCACATGCCGCCGCCATTGGTTTTTAATCCAAGAGCAGTGTTGATGCTCTTGCTATCCAGTTTTTTAGTTTTTGCGGCATTCAACAGGAGTTTTTGGATGTGGGGTCTTGGGTTTTTTACGAGCAAAATGACAGTTTCGGTTACATTGGGAAAAAGCTTATATTCTTTTGTAGCTCTGCCCGCAACCGCCTGAATTCCTTTATTGATTGTTATTTCCTCTCGATACTCAAATCCAAGTTCGGTCAAATAAGGAACCAAATGAGCCATTATTCTCATGTATCCAAAAAGATAGAAAGAACCACCATGTCTTAAAATGCGATAGGTTTCTGACAGCCACATTTTGGCCCATTCGATGTAATCATTAAGAGTTTTCCAACTTCTATCCCATTTGTTGTTTGTAACACGAAAGTAAGGAGGGTCGGCAATAACAAGATCAACAGTTTCAGATTGACATTTTTGCAACTCACTCAAAACATTATCGCATACTAGTTTGGGTACGATCATTGTGAACTTCTCCAATCTTTGTGAGACTTCAAATTTCCCTTTGAAACTGCAATCATATGACTTTTAACAAGATTGTTCTCTCGACAGAACTTGGTCATGTTGTGGATGGTAACTGATTGTCCTTGTGGATCTATCATCTGATAAGTTTTAGCTGATGCTTGCCCTTGTGCTACCAATCGAGCATGATATACAGGATCACTGGCAACTTTTTCCTTTTGAGCAGCAGATACCTTCCAACTATTAGCTCGAATTCCTTCAAGCCGTTTCTGACGGGCTTCTGGATCGGTCCAAGATTCCTGAGTCAGTTGAACTCGTTGTTGGCTGATATCTTGTCTTTGTTCTTCGGTCATAGATGTCCATATTTTAGAAGAAGCTTTACCAATCTTTTCTCGCCTCTTGCCGTCTCTTCCTTCAATTCTCTTCTGCCGTTCTTCTCGGTCTTGCCAGAGGCGTTTCTGAGCTTCCGAAAGAAGTTTCTTGGTTTCTTCGGGAGTGTTTGAGAACACAGATCGTTCTTTCCCTGCTATCTTTTGTTTGAAGTTATAGCAAAGGTCTTGTTTATCCCAATATTGAGCAATCCATTCTTCTTCTCGTTTGTTCCGTTCTTCCTTTGTTGAGTTCTCCATCACTTCCAAGACGTGGAATTCAAGAAAGTCGTCATGTCCGAGTTCTTCTTTACACTTGTTGAAGTCATTCAGAAGAAACTTGTTCTGATGTTTGTTGTTTAACAAAGATGAACGATGTTGATTCCAACGCACTTTGAAAAGCTTGCATTGTCCGATATAGATTCGGTTAGTGTGGGTGTTGAGAACTTTATAGATGCCAGATTTGAGAGAATGCTCTTGATAAATGAATTTCATATCAGCATTCTGAATCAGAGGTAACGTTTTGTCTAAATCACGAAAACCTTTGAAGCTTTGCGGGAACCAGTTTTCTTTGTTTTCCGGTTAGTTCCCTGACATCCGGGGTGTTGTTGTGAACCCCCTTGCTTGTTTGACCGTTCTGAGCCTCGGCTGCGTTCTTGATCTCTTCGTTGATTCTGTTGATCAACCAACGTCTGTAAGTGATTGGGAACTTGTAGTAGTCTCTCCAGTCCATTCCAAAGTAGTAACCAAGCAAGAAGAACGGTTCAAGGATTACTTTGGCTTTGTCTTCAGGAGTTAGGCCAAAAAAAGCTTGCTCCCATCGGAACAGCCACCACCTCCGAATGGCCACAAGACTTGCATTCAAAAGGATGCCTCATGTCAATTCCAGGTTCGTGTTTGTCGATGTACTGACGAAGAGCCAGTGAGTCTCTTGCTGTCATATACTGGATATACTTCGAGATGGTCGAACGATCTGTGTTTCCATCAATCGAGATGATCGAGAAGAACAGTCTAGTCGTCACAACATTATCGTTTGCAAGACCTTTCTTCTTTTTGTTCTCCATCAAGGCCATGATCTCTTCCTCTTCACGTCCCGTTAGGAACCTGAACAGCACCTTCTTCTTGGAAACAGGAAGAACGAACTCGAACTGATTCACACCTGGGGAGCTTGGTTCGATCTCAAGCGGTTTGATCTCCAAAGCTGAGAGGTCAATACTATACTCTTGTCTAAGTTCACAAGAAGGACATGCCACCTGAGCAACATACTCAGGTCCATACCCTGTGATTCTGACAGCTACCATCAGAGCGTTTCGATCACCCGAGAGGAGGTCATTCACCTGGATTCCAGGTTCCATCAAACAAGAACGGATCAACTCAGTGATCACAGTACCTTTCTTGATCAAAGCTCTGCTCATCAAAATATCTTCTTCTTGGGTTGTCATTCCCTTGATCTCAATCTCTTCTCGGTTGTGAAGAGGCGAACCAACAGGATAGACTAGACCCTTTGAAGGCAACGGAACCAAGGCGCTTGGAATCTCGATTCCCAACTCCTGTCTTGCTGCTTCTGCTCTCGAAACTGCTCCTGCATTTTCAACGGCTTGTCTTGCAGCAAAGATAGCGTTCTTCACTTCTCTCTGAGACGATGCTTCTGTTTCCGTAAACTCTTGTGTCATTGTTTCTCCGAATTGCTTTAGGTTGAATGAAGAGATAAGTTTTGTGTGCCTTCACCGGCTAGATAGCATCGAAGAGATTTTCCAGAAGAATCATCCACCGTGTTTTGCGTTTTCTGCTGCAAGCAGAATCAGCAAACTCATCAGCTTTCTTGGCTGTTGAAAAGGGAAACCTGGAAGGTTCATCATCATCCTGGCAAGGGCCATGGCTTCTGGTTTGTTCACAGGAACACCATGAAGAATCTTTGTTGAAGTCTCACTCTTCGGAATAGCCTCCAGTGTTGTGTTCAAGAACACTCTGACGTTCGGAGCCATCAGATATCCAGGCTCTCTGAACTCAGTATCATCTTTGTCTGTCACCTGTTGAATAGCTTTGATCCTTGTTTGTTTCTCTATCTCATCAGGATGGTACTTGCTCTTCCTGTATTTCTCGATATGTCTTCTCTTTGGTTTGTAGAGTTTCTGATGATTCAGGACAAACTCTTTCAAAGTCTCAGCAACAAGATGTGCAACAAGTTCTGTGAGTTCTTTTTTCTTCATGTTCTATCTCTGATAATGGGTTTGGTAAACAATTTCTGTGAATCCCGAGTCAATGATCACAGGTCTTCCTTTGACAATACCCCATGAATCAAGCTTCGCAATGTCTCCAGGTTCATACTTGCAATCTTTCACAAGATTGACAACGCGCCTGAAAAACTTGTTTGCATAGTGCTTTTCAAAAGCATGTTGAAACTGAGCCAACTGGCCCTTGGTTGGATCTTTAATGGATCTTGGGAAAGCACCACCAACAGCAAACAGGAACTCACTCCAAGGAACCCCTGTTAGTTCACCAAACCTTACACGAGTCATTGGTTGAGCTTCTTCCGCTATCATCCAGACAAATCCAGGCCCGACCTCAAAAATAGCTGGGAAAATATCGGCTGTGGTATCATTCTTGCAGACTGTAGCCTCAGCTTGGTTCTGCCCTGTTCCTCCTGGGTTTCGTGCCACTTTGAGCACCCTTCCGCCTGGGAGCTTATAGACGTTTCTTCCTTGACCCTGCCCAATTCTTGCATTACCAAGAGTTCGTTCAACATAACCAAAGACCTGTGGGAGTGTGGTTAGTTGTTTCAACTGGTCCAGGTTGAACTCTTGTGATTCTTCTGGAGAATTCTGTGTTCCAGCAAGAGCTCGGGGTGTTGCGGCACCCGTGGCTGCTGCAAAGTCTTCCAGAAGGTAGGCTTCCAAGGCTGTCTTGATGTAGGATTCAAGCAAATTCACGAAATTAAATAGAGTTCAGGGATTTTACACGTTCGGTATACTGAGGGAGCCATGCCAACGCCAAAGAAAAAAACCCTTATCAACATAATGTGTGAAGTTCGTGATCTGAACCGACAAGAAGTTATCGATGAACTATCAATGGCTACCGACATGAATGGTGGAATTCGATGTCCTGTTCCCGGTTGTGATTGCAAAACTGTGTTCAAACGCTGGGGTGACATGAGAGGTCACTTCCTGGATGACAGCACTCACAAGAAAGACTACTTTCGTGCATTTCTGGAAAAGATGCACGAACCATTCTGTGATTCCAGTGGTCCTGGATTCAACCATGGTGTCAACTCTCTGATGCTTGCGTTGATTCGTCAACCAACCTCGGTTGACGACCTTCTGGGAGAGAAGAGTTCTTCCAAGAAGGGAGCAGTCAAGGTGGTGGAGCCTGTTTCTGTACCCCCTGCAAGGCCCAAGAAGGTGAGACCAGTTCAAGAACAACAGGAACTCCTACCATCTGTTCCAACGCCTTCTACGAGCCTCCCAGAGCCCACAACAACGCTGTTTGAACAGGTTGCCGCAGAAGCAACTCAACGGCGATCTGGGAAGAGTGCGTTCTCTCAGATTTCGGAGTATATCCGAGACAGTGAAGAGATCAACAAGACCTGGAGGGGTAAGGTTCTAGAAGAATACGTGGACATGTTCCATGGTATCCCACCTTGTTTTCATTGCAGAAGCGAGGAAGGCAAACAGATTCATCACCAGAACCCATTGTTTCATGAGATTGTTCTGATCAGTTTGAACAAGCTTGGAACAACAGCCGAGAGAGTGGTAGAAGAACGAGACAGGGGTAATGAAGAACCACTGAAATCAGTTCTCCAGGATGTGTTTGCATATCACATGAAGCCAGGAAGAGTCTGTGCCGTCCCTTATTGCCAAGGATGCAATCAAGATGCCGAGATCAAGAGGAAGAAAGGAAGAAGACTGGCGGAATAAGCTATAATTCTACCACGGCTCCAAGAGAAGAGAACAATTCTTGGAATCGTTCTGAGTTTTTGCCCCAATAAATCAAACAGCAAGCCATTGGTGCTCCCTTCATAGAAACAACACCATTTTCCAAAAACCTCAATCTAGTATCGGCCAGAAAACAAACGCAGTTAGCTGCTCCGAACACGAACTCCTTCCAGTGCTTTGTGTTTGTTGCCACTGGCACAAGAGCAATAACTTCCGACCCATGTTCTTGGTGAGCCTTCTGACAGTTCTTAAGCCAGTCATAAATGCTTGTTCTTCGATCTTGATCTCTTCCATATGGCGGGTTGACATATATTCTGGAGTAATTCCAAGAAGCACTAAGACCATCCATTGGCAGTTGATAGGAAATAACAGCATCAACAACAGAATGCTCATTTGAGCATGGGTCAAGATCAATCCTGCCTTCATAAAAATCTCTAACAGCACTAATGATTTTTGGAGGAGTACACCAGTTTTGGTTTTGACCATGATTCTTCCGACCTGCTGTCATCTTCCATGTTCCTTCCTATGGCACTCTTCACACAGAACCACACCTGAAACGTTGTTTTGGATGTGATAGTCAGCAACGGCATCTGCAATTCTCATCTTCTGTTCTTGGTATCCATGATCTTTGAGCCACTCTGGTTCGACTTTCCAAGTCGATGTTTCCCATGCGTGCTTTTCAGTTAATTTTTGCAGAATATCAGCAAATGATTCTTTGTCATGATGCACTTCAAGATTATTCGATGAAAAACACTGCTCACATCTGAAACCAGATTTTTCCAGCTTTGGCTTCTTCCATTCCCTGTACAAACGAGAGTAAGTTATTGCCCGAAGACAACTCATGCCATTCTTCCATTGAGAATGGTCTTTACCCATTAATGTTGGAATTTTACCATTCAATCGATTACAACGCATTGTGTTGGAACGGCGGTGACGTTCTTCTTGACTGTTCAAGATTGTCTCTCTTGACGTTTCTCCGTTGATTCTGACTCGTTCATCAGTCTCTTTTGTCAAGCCTTTATTCCATGTCTCAAGTTCCCCGTTTTTCCACATTTCTTGTCTGATTTCTTGGGACTTCTGCAACACTTTTTCATTATGCCCCCAGTTGTTGTGAATTCGGGAAGCATGACCACGAACATACTCTCGAAATCCTTCTTCGATTCCAAGGTATTTTACAGCCATACCACACCCACATTTGCAAGTTGGCTCAATCCCATTGCAGTTCAATGCAAGGTAGAGTTCTTTTGCTGTTTTCTTATGAGAAAAACGGAAGTGAATGGAAAGTGAGATTAGTTTGTCAAACTCGATAGAGCAGTAAGGACATTTATACATGATCATGGTTCCTTGATTAGAACCATGATCTCATGTAAGTAAAATAATGTATACTGCTTTGTCGAATGAATATGTCAAAATTGTAGAACAGCGTTATCAAACCGGATTGTCAGTGAGATTTCGGTCTGATCCGAACCTTCATAGGTGAAGTCGTTGAAGTTTGCTTCCGTGATCCAGGCACCCTTGATGTCCCAGAGTTGAACAACCGTTCCAACCGGATCCAAGCCCTTTAGCTGGATGTCCCTCTTATAGAAGTCAGCATATCCAGAACGACCTGAAACCGACTCATAGCAAAGACGCAACCATTCCATCACCTGTTGAGCTCCAGAAGGACCAATGGCATCGTGAAGAGTCACAGTCATTGTTCCAAAGGTTGTCTTGCCTGCAATGTATCTGGTTGTGTTGATCCAGTTGATGGCGACTTCTTCTGTTGTAACAGTTGGTCTCGATGCGGTCTTCACCAAGAATGCATCGATACCTTCGATTGCCAAAATAAACTGACGCTTGGCGATGGGTTGAAACTTCGTCGCCAGCATGTCTTCTACGCCAAGTGTGGTTGCCATGTGTTATGTCCTATTCGGTGTTAAGTATGCAATAATCAAACTTAGTTGAGCTTGTTTACGATTGCCTGAAGGTTAGAGACCATAACGGCCATTGAACCATCCGGAAGAGCCGAAAATGGAGCCCTACTTGCAATCTTTTTGCCAAGATTCTGAACCTGGGAGACTAGAAGTTGTCGGTTCTCTCCGAAACCCTCTTCCATAACATCCTCGCCCAGAAGCCCGTCGATCTGTTCGAGTTGATGAACAGCCTGAGCTATGACTTCTGGATCAAGAGTGGTTTGAGCTTTTTTGAACTTTGCACAGATTCTCATCAGCAAAGTCTCAATATCTCCCATATGACCATCGGAAACCCCAGGTGTCAGATCAGCATAAGCTTGCGCATCCGTATCGGAATATGAGGAATCAAAGTCTTCCATTCCATTCGCTTCCTTCAAAGAAGACCGAATGGCCTCTCGAACCATCTTTGTCAGATCAGACTTCTTCATGACTTTAGACCCATTCCCAACCAAGATGATCCAAGATCGATGAAGCAAGACCTTGAGCTCTGTCTTCGATATTCTCAGACCCTCTGTAACGTGCATCCCAGGAATCAAGGATTTTATTCAAGTGAGAATGAGGGTCGTTGATATCTTCGTCATCTACTGTGTCTGGTAGTTGATCAGGTGGTGGAGCATTGGAGAGTGCTGTCAGAACAGCGTGCATTCCTTCTCCTGTGTCCATATTTGGATTACCAACACCAGCAACTTCAAGAGCATAACTGAATGCCAGATAATCTCCACCCTGAAGGTCTGCATGGAAACCACCGTTCTCATCAAGAGCCGCTTGAAGCTCTTCTGGAGAAGGAACCTGTCCAAAGGTACTTGCCCCTCTCTTGGTCACATCTCCATCAGACAAGCCTTCTTCTTGTGTTGGAGGCATTGTGGAGGAAGCCCCCATCCCAGGTGCAGGCATAGCTGCTCCAGGCATTCCAGCCTCGTTCAAAGCCATCCTCAAAGCCTTACGAACACCTTCTGCAAGTTGCGAACGAGTGATCTTTCTTGTCTTTGGCTTCTTACCTTCTGTAAGTGCTGAGGTAATACCCTTCTTGACAGCCTCAGCAATCATTGCTTCCAGCGTCAAACCTGTTGTTGATCCGGTTCCTATTGTCATTCCCTCGTCATTAGTTTCTTTTTGTCCAATGTAAGTTGGTTTATTTGTGTTTGAGTTGTCAAAGTATATCGCTGCATCTTCAACTCTGTCGTGATCCCAATCAGCAAATTCTGGTTGTTTCATCAGCAAACCAACAATTGCTCGCAAAGGATTTGAAGTAAAAGATATTGTATCAACCACTTCATCATGATGAGCATCCAACCAAGCGTTTACAACCTTTGCATCATTCTTTGGATCCATTCCTGCTTTCCGCATCATTTTTCCAATAATGTTACTTGAACGACCGCTTTTTTGATCTCTATGCCACTTGTATGCGGCAGGCGTCATTTCCGAGATGTTTTTCATTGAATGTTATCCTTGAATGAAGTTTCCGCGGTTTGTAAGAACAAAGTCAATCGAAAGAAACTCAAGGGTCTTGGTTGGAACAAGGAAGATTTTACCGCGAATGGTCTTGTTCTCGATATCCGCCTGAGTTGTTGTCGTGGTGTCAATCACAACTTTGAAGTTGTCGATACCTTGCTGGTCTTGAACTCTTTTGAAGATTGGGTTCACCAACTGAGAGAACCTTGCAAGTGTTGATTCCTTGTTCTGTTCAAACAGGATTCTATTTGCAACACGGCGCACTTCTCTACGAAGAGCAATCAACAACCTACGAACGTTCACACGGTCAAGAGAAGACTGACGTGCCAAAACTGTCTTCTGACCCCAGACAACCGGACCTGTGCTTCCTGCAAAGCTTACAATAGGGTTGATATTCACAGTGTACAAAGCATCCATGTTGGCCTTGGACAGACGAACAACAGGATCATTGGTCGTATCCAGAGCACCTCTTGTGAATCCTGCTGGTGCAAACCATGGGTAAGCCACAGCATCATTCTTGCTAAATGCTCCAAGAACAGCAACGGTTGGTGGAACTCTCACAACAGAACGATTGAACTGATCTCTCAGTGTAACGTCTGGGAAGTAAGCTGCACCAAAACTGCTGTTCACGCCTCTGCTTGCAAAGTCGGTTGCAGTGAACCCAACACTGATCACTTGGGAATCCGAGGTAACGAGAGAGTTGTTGGTGTCACGCTCTTCAACATCAAACAGGTACAGAGCATCAAAACGATTCTCTGTCACTCTCAGTGCTGTATCCGTTACAAACCGATGACGGATACCAGGAAGAGCAAGAAGCTGAATATCAACTTCTGTTGTATCGTTCATTAAAGTCAAAGCTTTAGTGAATGCTGTAACGGTTGGACCAGATGAGAAACCACGAGATGTGAAGTTCATCTCTTCCACAATTGCCTTGTTGGTCAACTGTGCGGTATCAGCATTGAAAATCCTTGTTCCGTCAAATCCACCTTGCAGATAGACAGTGAACTTAGCAACAGCCTTCACGCCTGGATCTGTAAGATCATCAACCGTCAAAGCTCTGGTGTGTGTGATGCTGTCTGTTGGAATAGAACCATTACGGACGTAAACCCAAGAATCCAGGTTGGTTACGTCTGCAAGGTTGCTGGTGGTGTTGTAAACAACCTTGATGTTCTCAAGAGAGAACGCATTGTTGTTGAACCTGTCAGCATCCAAGATGGCATTCTGTGCTGTATCTGCTGCACCTTCATTTCCAAACGCGATTGGGTTCATCCACTCGGCATGGTAGGTTGCGAAATACTTGCTCAACGACTTGATGGTATCGTTTGGAACATAGCTGGAGTTTGGATCAGTTGCCGATTCTTGACGTTCAAACTGAACACCCCAATAAAGTGCCCGATCGGTAGACTGAGTAGGTGATGTACCCCTTGTCAAAACCGTTCTGAACGGAACAGGCGGCTGAACAATCCTCTGACTGATGTTGCTCAAAGACCATGTTGTAGGATCTGAAACTGCTGGCATTGGAGCAGAACCAGAAGTAACAAGGTGTGGAAGACCACGAAAACCCATTGGAAGGGCTGTTTGTGGTGCTTCACCGTTCAACACGTCATCCGCAAGCACAACACGGATATACCTGCTTCTGACAGGGTAGTTTCCGGTTGTTGTTAGCTTCTGCTTACCAGTGGTTGCATCAAAGTTGAAGAACACTCTGGTGTCTCCAATGATGTTTCCAATGAATCTTGGGTTTGAAACATCAAGAGACAAACCTCTCCATTGCTCCAACACGATCTTGTTGTTGTCGTTATCATTCAGATCACGAACCAACAAATCAAACACACCAAAGTTGGTTGTGTCTGTTGTTGAAGGCTGGATGTTCTCGATGCTGATCTTGATCTTGGTGTTTGGTTCTTCACCATCACTAAGAGCAACAACCTGGAACAAGTTCACTGGACGACCACCGAACTTCTGGGACGTGAACCAAGGAGTTTTGGCTGTCTGGAATCTATCCTCAAAACCTTCAAAGTTAGGAGCATAGAGAGTTCCAGAGTTCCAGGTCTGGTTGTTGTTGAACAAGAACACTGCCTTCTCACGAGGGCCTGGGGATACAGCGGAAGCAGAAGGTGTCAAAACTCCTGCACCTGTAACAACCGCAAGAGCAGGATGAATGTCATACTGTGTGTACAGAACATATCCTGCGTTTTCCATCTTCAAAGGATCTTTGTTGAAGATTCTTCCGAAGTAGTTTGGAGCACTGACATCAAAGGATGCAGTAATTACGTTAGTGTAGGTGCTGTCTGCTCCATTCCATCCGTTCAAGAACATCACGAACTCTTGCAAACCACTTCCAAGGTACACAGAACCCGTTGTAGCACCCGTTCTGGTGCTAGACCCAGACAAGATGCTAGGAGCTGTAGAAGGGGCTGTGGAGCTCGAAAGAGTGAGCACGACACCAGACGCAGCCATCAGAACACCACGAAGGATCATCTGACCAGAAGCCGAGAGACCTGCATCTGTCAAGAAAGATGAGTTTGTGGACTGTGACATCAATGTGGCAAGGAAGTAAGTTTTTCCTGGTTCACCTGATGCGACAGCATATGGGTTGTTGGTTAGGTTACCGGAAACGTTTGTCTCTGGTTGCCTGTCACCAACAACAAATCCAGCATATTGAACCTTACCCTTGTTGTTACCAGAACTGGTTCTCTGGTTTCCGTCTCCAACACCCAGAACTCTCAAGAAGGTAACAGCCTGAGCGTTACGGAGCCATTCGTTTGCTGCGAGAGGTCCGTTCTTATAGATGTTTGTTGGAGCACCAAACTTCACCACGAAATCATTCATCGTTGGCAGTGTGAGAGGAACAAAAGCTGGACCCTTCACAGATGTTCCCACGATACCTGCTGGGATACCAACTGGTTCAATGGAAGTTGGACCAGTTAGATCGATCTCTCTTGTGGTAACTCCGGCGCTTGCAAATCCTTGTGGCATTGTTATACCTTCCTATATCGGCTATACGGTAAGTAGAGCTTTAGACAAACTGAACACCGCTGTTGGTAACGATGAAGTCAATAGCGATGTACTCCACAGCCCTCGTAGGAACCAAACGAATCTGAACATTCATTCTGTTAGACTCAATGTCTTCCTTGGTGTTGTTGGTGTCATCACAGATCACAGTAAACATCTCGATTCCTGCTTTGGACTGAACTCCACCAAGAACTGCTGTAAACTGCTTTACAAGCTCTGTGCGTGTCTGAGTTGAAATCTGATCAAAGATGGTACGGTTACCAATCTCGACGATCACACGTTTCACTTCCAGGATCATTCTCTTCACGTTGATCGAGCTCAACGCACTCTTTGCTTGCTGCAAAGTGTTCTGAGACATGATAACGTGACCTTCTCGTGGGAACTTCACGATAGGGTTGATCTTCACTTCCGTGAGTCTGTCTCTTTCAGGCTGATTGATCCTTACTTGAGTCAAGTTCACGAAGTTCAAAGCTGCTCTGTTGAACCCTGCTGGTGCGAACCATGGGAACGCAACTCTATCGTTGTATCCAAGAGCTCCAAGAGCTCCAACCGATGCCGGAACAACAACCTTTCGATTGTTTGTTGCATCATCCATCACGATGTTAGGGAAATAAGCAGCAACATAGTTGTTGTCAATCACTCTTGACTCAAAGTTGTCTGCTGTAACAGACACATCAATAAATCTTCCAATGTCGCCATCAAAGATACGAATGCCGTTGAAGTCGTAGTAAGGGATGTCCATCACATACATCGACAAAGTGTGTTCCTTGGTTTGTGCTCCAGCATAATCTGTCACAAACGCTTCACGGATTCCTGGGATAGACAGGAGGTTGTGTTGCGAGAGCAACGGATCAGTAAGGATTTTCACAGCCGTCTGGTAAGAGAAGATCGTGCTGTTCAACTTACCAACACCGCTCTGGTTCGTTGAGAAACCAGGACTTGTGAAAGAACCATTGGCTCCTCCACCTGTTTCAGTGGATGTAGCCTTGTCATTCATCCGGGAAGCGTTCTTGTCAAGGATGTTCACGCCATCAAAACCACCATAAAGAACAGTGGTGAACTTGGCAAAGTCAGAAAACCTGTTGAACACCGATGGTGTTGCACCCTTCATCAACAATGTGGCAAAGGTGACACGGTTATTTCCATTATCAGCAACCGTGTAACTTGTTGGGTCAACCACACCGTTACGGATATATGCAGCTTCTCTCATGTGAACTTCGGCAGATGCCGTCACATCAGAAAGACTGGTGTTGCTCAAAGCAACCTTGGCAAGCGTGAACTTGTTGTTTGAGAATGAGTCCACACTTGAACCAGTCACAAGAACATCAAGCAATGAAAGACCCTGAAACTTGGTCAAAGCACTAATCAGTGCGTTTGGTTCATTTGAAACGTTAGGGTTCAGAACGTTTGTGTTCCTCTCGGTCTTCACACCCCAATAGAACCTTGTATCCGTTATCTCGTTTGGCCCAGGATATCCTTCAAACACAGAAGAAGCAGACACTTCTCCTCTTGTTACCTTGAAACGATATGGAACCGGAGGAATGATGGCTCCAAACATCAAAGGATCCGTATCATCTGAACCAGAAGCTCCGAACCGGATATTTGATACACCTGGGAAACCATCCGTCAACAGAGGATTTGTTTTCAAAAGCTCAAGACCCCTAAAACCAAATGGAAGAGCAAGTGGGGAAACCATCTTCCTCTCTACCTGATCGTTCATCACAACACGGATGTACTTGGACTTGTTTGGATTGTTACCAGACCTAATCAGTCTCCTGTCGTCTGGGTCAACCACATCGAACATGAAAGAGACTTTTGTGTCTCCAACGATCTTTGCAACGTAGTTGTCACTGTCAGGGTCTAAGGTTAGATTGTTGAACTGTTCAATGATTCTTGGTTCAACATCCGTGTCAGCAAAGTCACGAACAACCAAAGAGAATGTGCCATACTGGTTTCTAGGATTGGTAGAAGCCAGAACGTTTGCAACGCTAACCTTGATCTTGTTGTTTGCATAAGCTCCATCATCAAGAGCTTCAACATAAAACAAGTTGTACTCAGTAAGACCAAAAGGTTGCGAGATGAACCAAGGTGTTTTTGGCGTGGTGAACCTTGTGTCGAATCTTCCAAATGCGTCACGAAGAGGCAGTGTGATATCTCCAGAAGTCAACGATGGGTTGATGGTTCCAGATGCTACCGCTACGAAGTCAACAGTGCTTCCCGAGGAAGCAACAACCGAAGCAATCTCATTGTCAACAGCAAAATCACAGTAAAGCAAGTGCTTCTCTGTTTCGAACTTATCTGGATCCGTGTTCAGGATCTTTGCAATGTAGTCTGTATCCGATGGGTTCAACGAAGCTGTAAGGATGCGAACACCTGCGTATCCGTCTGTTGTAGCAAACGATGAACCAGCCGAGGAAGAGATTACCAGCTTGAACTTGTTGTATGTTGGACTTGCGGCACCTTGGTCAATTGCTGCCATGTCATCCATGAAACCACTAAAAGTCTCAGAAGCAGACATAACCATCACTCTGGTGTCATAAGCAGAGAACAGCAAACCACGAACCAGATAGGTGTCGGTTGGAACACCATTCCGAAAGAAGCTGTCGTTGTCAGTGAACATTGGGAAGCCATAAACTTCTGTTCCTGTAACAGCGTGCTTTGCGATCAAGAATTGAACAGCACCTTTGTATCTGTGATCTCCAGAGCTTACTGTCGAGCCTGAAATCTTGAATCCAGCATTAGCTACTCGGCCAGTGGTTCTGGTATCATCCATCTGAGTTTGAGTTGTGTTTGCACCAGCACCCAGAACTCTCATGAAGGTACAAGCAAAACGATTGTCAAGCCACTTTTGTACCGCATAAGGAGCAACGAGCTTTGGACTCAGATCACCAAACTTGGTTTGAAAATCAGAGAACGAACCCAATGTCACAGGAACAAAGGCTGGACCTTTGAGAGATGCTCCAATGATGGCGGCTGGTGTTCCAGATGGTTCTACCACACGAGATGAAAGGTCAATCTCACGGTCGAAGAAACCTGGGCTTTTGAATGTTTGATCTGCCATTTCTGTTCCTCGTATTCGCAGGATTCTGCTAAATCAGCAGCAATCAGCTACAGAATTTGTCTTGGATAATTATGCTCCTATAGAGCCGATTCCATTCGGGACTGGAGTTCGCCCATAATTACGGGTTTTTGATTGTCGCAATGAACTCTTCTAGAGACTCAAACCCAGAAGCGTAGTAAACCGTTTCCCCTTGTTTCTGGTTGGTCTCAAGGACTCTTGCGTACTTCGATTCAAATCGTTCTGTAACAGGATTGTAGATAGTCTTCTGTACCAAGAGTCTCTGATCTATTGTTGGGGTCTGTTTTACCCCTGGATCTTGTTCGATATCGGTAAGTGTGAAGCCGGGATCAGCCGATCTCTTGGGGCCTTGTGGCATCTTTACTGAACCTGGGGTGGTTTCCAGTTCAAATGAGATGTCTGTCGCTGAAATAGTCCTTCTCACAGGAACAGGAACTCCTGGACCATTGGGAGCGAGCAGGAATGATTTGACCATGACTTGAAACGTATAACGAATTACTCGCTTCTCTTCTTTGAAGTCATCCAGGTTGTCTGCCGAACTGACTTCATCTGCTATTGTTGCGATAAACCAATACCCCTTTGGTGTGTTTAGTCTGAACATCTTCCCCTGTGGCAATTGAGCAGCCAACAAGGTCATGATCAGATAGTTCATGTGAAGAGTGTGTGTGGTCCAGAACGTCACCTCGTAAGTTGCCGTATAGAATTGAGGTTGAGGAATCGAGATGATCTCCCAAACGTTGTTTCCAAGCTTGGGATCCAGCAAGGCTCCTTGAGCCGTTCCAAGATCAACAGAAGAGCCATTCTCACCTTGTGTCCTTCTTGAACTTGGACCCCCAGGATTCAATCCGTCAATTGCTAGCTTGTTCAGTAGATTCTGATAGTCTCTGTCTTGAGCAGCTAGTCTTCTCCTGATCACAATATCACCCGTGAACTGGTTCATGCCTCTTCCAGTTATATCCTCTGGTGACTGTGTGATTGACTTCCTTCTGATCGAGATAGCAGGAAGCATTAGTTGTTTGCTCTTGTCTCTCGGAGGTCTGAGTTTCTTGACAAGAGCAAACCTTTCTCCTGTTGCAAAGATCACATAAGGTTTGTTGATGTTCAGGGGGCCATTCTCGCCATCTGGAATCGTTGTGTTTCTGAATCCTATCTGTTTGTCAAACAAACCATGAAGAGCTACATCTACATCTTCGATCTCACAGGATGGGATCGTGTAGTCAGTGGGGCTTGAGTCTTGATAACCAGATGAGAGATGATCCTCTGGGTTCCTGTCATCTCGTTCAATATCAAACCTAGTGCTGTTCTTACTCTCATCAACCATACAAATAACTAGAAAAACCTACTGTTTTCCAGTTGGATCATTTCCTATATCTGGTTCGACGTAATGTTGAATTGCAACACTTGAAGTAAATCCATAATCAAGAAGAACTACCCTTTGATCAGGAGTTTTACCCCAATGCTCTAATCTTTTGATATCATTCGGCATAAGTCCGCTCGTAAGAACTGGAAGTGTTTGTAGCACATTCTTCAAAAAAGGAGAATTCAATTGATATTCGAGATCCCGTGGATCACTAGCATAATGCTTTGCAATAGGGCCTCCGCTTTGAACAATTTTACGAATTTGGCTTGAGTTTTGTTCGTATTGGTTTTCCCCGAAACCATAAGCTGAAATAATGTGGGCAAAAGTAACCCATCTAATCCCGGTCAATTGCTCAAACTCTTTTTCAGAATCCATTGGTCTAACAAGTTCTGAAACAAGCCACTTATATCTTGGGTCATAATTGTATATGGCAGCAAACATCTTCTTTGCTGATGGATTCGTGACATTTTCAACCTCAGCTTCGTTTTGACCAATACCCTTGTTGTTTATTGCCACTTTAAGAGCACGTCTACTATCAAGAGCAAAAACTATACGCGCTGACCCTTTCCCGAGTTCACGAAGTTTCAAGCTGCTTACATATTTGGCAACTTGTTCTGGTGTTTGAAAATTCATGCTATTCAAAGTTTGTGGATTGAACTTTGCTTCTTCTACGGCTCTAACAACAGCTTCCCGTATGATCTTCACAAGATTGGCTTTTTTTATTCTCATATCCTTTTCCTCTACTCGTCATATACATGATTTGCTTTACCAGATATATCAACGTCTACCCTTCTTGGCCCTTGTCCAAGAGCAATCGGAGCAAGTTCATCGCCAAGTCTTTGTCTGACATCTCTCACATCTCCGGTTGGACCATCAATGTTCTCTGGCAATCCTCTTTGTTGCTCAAAAGGAACCGGAGGCGTAGCCTCTTGATTGGTTGGTCGGAAGAACTTCTGAGGGTCAAACTCGCCAGCTTTTGCAAGTAATCCTGTGATCTTGAACCCAATCTCGTGCTCTACTTGACCAAAGAAGTTGTTCATTTTCACAGCACCAACAATTTCATAAGCTTCTTGACCATATGTGAAGTAATCGCCTTCTGAGACTTCAACACTCTTCTGAGCAAGGTCTCTTGCCTGGATGAACACTTCTAGTTTGTTGATTTGTTCTGGCCCAAACTGCGTAATTCTTGTTTCCCAGGTTGGCTGTCCAACAAGAGCATCAACCCTAATAGGATTCTCGAATATCTTCTTGACTGCTTCGTTGTAAACGGGGTGTATCTTGGTTTTCAAAGTTGATACAGGCCAGTAGATAATTTGCTGGCCAATAATATCTTTTACAACTTCTTTGCCAATATCGTTAAAAAAATCAATTTCTCTTTGAGTAACAAACAGCCTTGGCATGGTTACTTTCCTACTCCTGCCAACAACTTGGCAATTGCCTTCTGCTTCTGATCAGGCTGCAACGTTTCCTTGCTGAAAACAAGATAAGAAGCGCTGTCATAAGCAACCGGACCAACAGCAATCGTCTCCATCTCACGAACGTATTCCACCAACCCAAGAACCTTTGCAAGCTCACCTGGGTTTCCAAAGAATTTGTTCTTCTTGGTTGAAACAGCAAACAGAATCAACGCTGTTCCAGGTTCAACCTCACCAACGTTGATCAGGTTCTCGGGAGCCGAAGTCCATCCTGAGATTGGAAAGTTGACTGGTTGCAAAACTCCTGGACCCGTAACATCAGAATATCGAACTCTGTTTGAAGGAATGCCAAGGATGCTTGGGATCTTCTTCCAGTTTACCTGCAATACCCTGTACACGGTTGGTTGATATAGTGGACTTAGGATCTTTTGATAGAACCCGTTCTGCACCATCCACAGCAAAGTGTTACTGAGTTTTGCAAGACTAGCCTTGGAATTACCAGCGATATAAGCTCTGAGAGCAGCTTGAAGCTGATTCTCTTGAGGCGTGTTCTTCTCTTTGGGTTCAGGTGTGTCGTCCCTTGTGGGTGCGAACAGATAGCTCCCATAGATCGAGTTCTCGGGTGCCTCTGGTTTTGCATATTCCAACCAGAATTCAAAGTATTCTTGGAGTGTGTTCATCATTCCCTCTCCTGGTAATCCTCCACAATATCTTAGAACATCTTGATCGCATGAGTTGGAGGCATTGGAAGAAAACTGAGTTGCTTCATCAAGTTCTCTGCTTGAGTTGCCTGTTGTTCTTGCAGTTTGGAATAAGAGAGACTCTCCAACTTCTCCTTAAGCCCCTCCAAGAGTTTCTCTTGGTCTTCTCTTGATTCTGTGACCAAAGAACTACCATCAAGTTCAACCTCGGCTCCTGGGACTGGAATCCTTGATACTTTTCTACGAGTCCTACCAAGAACCTCTGTTGCAAGAGCTAGAGTCATCCTTGCAATCCAGTTCTTAGCCCACTGATTCAAGGTTGCGTAGTTGATCAAACCCATTGGGATGTTGGCAGGGTTAGATGCTCCGTAAGATGGCCCAGAGAACCCAGAAGCGACCGCAGAGTAGTAGGAGCCACTCAGGGAGCCACTCAGTCCAAGATCGATAAAAGCGCCTCCTGGAGCTGCTGAGAAGGCCACCCTGATCCACACTTTGTCGTTCACACCTTCAATGATTGAGCCAGGAACAGGAAACACACGAAAGTTTCTTCCTGAGATCCTGTAGTTGTAGTGCGATCTTCTAACTTTACCTGCAAGCTTGAGTTGTCCTGATCTAAGAACGTCTTCAAACAAAGGAAGGATGTGGAATCGTGTATCAGAGTTGAAAGCTCCTAGAGGAACTCCAACACCACCCACACCACCAAAGTTTGTTCCAAATGACGAATTAAACAGATATTGAATTGGGGCATAGTGGTAGACTTCAACCACTCTCATCTTTCCACCACTACCAGAAAGCATACTGTAGAGTGGATGGCCACTCTCATCCTTGAGATCAGTATAGAGATCGTAGTCTTGTTGCCCCGTGATCATGTTAATTGATCCAGAAAACGAGTTCTGAGTGGATCCCCAACCAATGATGTTTGCGTAAGGTTCTGCTAACCTGTCCAGGAACTCAAGGTTCGGAGCAATGTAAGTGTTAGTAAGATTGATGGTGTTCTGACCCGTTGCTGGATCAAAAGAACCTGTTGGAGTTCCAAGAAGATTAGCAAGGTTGCTGACTGTCTGATACTCGATGATCCAAGCGTTGAACAGCTTGGTTGCTTCCTCAAAACACGTCCAGATTTCCTTCTTTGTCAACTCAACCGAAAGAAAGTCTTCTCCCAGCTTCCGTTTGACATAAGTCACCATTGAATCAGCATCTCGTTGAAACGAGATATCAGAATCATAAAGGCCAAACGGAGTTGGATTCAGTGTTTGATTGAAATTGGCCATGTTCCCTATCGCTAAATAGGGAAAACAACAAGAGAACCTTACTTTTGGCTCTTGGCAGACTTATTCTTTGGAGTCTTGCGTTTTGCTTTTGGCTTCTTTGGGGCTGGTGGAAGTTCTGGTGGAGGTGATTGCTCCTCCACCTTTGGTTCTGGCTCCTGCGGGGCTGCCAATGGCTCAGGAATGACGGTGGATTCGGAAGCCACAACTGGCGCCATTACCACCTCTTCTGTTCTTACCTCCTCTTTACAAAGAGGAGCGAACAAGTCGCTTTTCCGAATGATCTCAGAGAATCGCCGTTTCAAGCCAGCTTCAATTCGAGATTGAATTTCTTTTGCATGATTGATTAAAAATCTACTCATATACTTCTCAACTTATTCTTGATGTGTCCAAATAGCCACCAAGAGACATTGGTATTACCTCAGCAGCAAAAGAAGATTTGTTCATGATCCTTTTTGCTGCTATTGTGGCTTTTGCCACATCTGCATCTTTTGATAGTTGTGTTCTGATGTTGAGAAGCAGTTTTGTCAAAGTTTTCATTAGATCAGCAGCCTCTTTGTTGCCCATTCCGCTTTGTGTCAATTGTGGATGACGCATCTTGATCGAATCAATTGCCTTTGTTATATCCAAAGCAACTTGGGTAGGGTTTTTTTGATCAGGTTCACCACTCTCTTTAACAACCACGCCTTTCATACCTGCGATCTGATTAGAAATCTTCTGCACTAAATCAGCTTTTCTTTTGAAGTTTGGGTCTTTAGCGGCAGCTTGCAATCCTTGGTTGACATTCATGTTGCTGCCTGGGACCATAACGTTGTTGGCAACATCTTTGTTCCCAGGTTGTGTTTGGATTCCAGGCTTTGTTCCTGATGTTTCGGTTGTTCCAGAAGTACCTGTTGTTGGTTGAGAGAAGTCAGTTTCCTGAGTTCCAATCACACCGCCAAGTTCTTTGAGATGAAGACGATCAAGCTCTTTCACCATCTGTTCTTTGACAGCTTCTTGGATCATCTCACGAACCATCTCTTGGAAGGATTCAATGGTGCAAAGTGTTAGTGCCATGACTTACTGCCCTTTCTTCTTTCGAGGTCTGCCATGCATCGAAGATGGCTGTTCTTTGTAATGAGGTTCCTCGCCCTTGTTGGCCATGTAGTTTGCAAGAGCATATGGATTGTCGATCTTGCCTGGGCCTTTGCCTGTATGACCATGTTGTTTCATTGCTGCAACGGTTCCATGCCAACCAGATGGTGGTGATTCAAACAAACCCTTATCTTGAAGTTCATCAATTGCTGCATGAGCAAGATCCCAAACAACGTCGTCTGGTATAAGTTCATAATGAGAGAATTGTTGAACCAAATCCGAAAGGGAATCTTTTGTAATTTTCTTGCCTGTTTCTTTGTGGTAATGAAGAATGATTCTCTTCATTTTTTCAATAAACTTCCTGGATTCGGGATTGTCTCTTTTTGGTTCACGAGAATGCATCTCGGTATCAGATTGCGTATCAAACCATGCTGGATCTGTTGGAATTTCTTGATGTTCTTTCTTCAAAGCCTGTTTGTCAGAAAGAGGCTTGTGCTTCTTTGCAGCCGTTGCCATCTTCTGTTTTCCATACTTGTTCACACCGATCTTGTAAGCAATCTTCTTGGCAGATTCTTCTGAGTGTCCCTTGCTTTTGAGTTGATTCACAAGATTCTGGAATCCGATATGTTTCTCATATAGAGCCTCTGTGATCATCTCATCAGACATGTTCTCTCCATATTGATCGTATCCTGCTTCTTCTAGCGAACCAGCAACCTCAGCGATCATTGCTTCACCGACAAACACGTTGAGTTTATCAACCACTTTGTCCAAGATGGCTCTTGAGACTCTAGCAATCTTACTCTCTGGATTTGTCATCTGGTGATCCAGTTGTGTTGTGAACTCATTCTTGAGTTCATCTGGATTCAAATCTGGAACAGAGAAGCCTCCTTGATCATCAAGGAACAAACCTATGATTTCATCAAAGCACTTCTCAAGAGTGCTTCCTTGCTCTCCTGGTTGCTTTGCAACACCACCTGTCAACACCTTCGCACAGTGAACAGCAAGCATAACAGCACGCTCAACTTTTGGTTCTAGTTGGATGTCTGCACCAAGAGAACCATCGCTGTACTCAGCACCTTCTCCAAGAGCCTTACCAGACTTTGCTGCCTTGGACATGGCCTTTGAACCATACTTCTTTCGTCCAATCGATGCAGCAACCGCCCCAGGGTCTTTGACGCCTTTTTTGTGAGCCAAGCTGGTTTTCAACTTGTTGAAACCAACATGTTTCTCTTCCAAGGCTTTCTTGACAGACTCTCGGATCAGTTCTTCAAGTTCTATTGCCTTCATGTTTTCTCCAACGGTAAATAGGAAAAGAATTGTCGTGAAACAGAATAAAAAGATATTAAACGACGAAAGCCTCAGAACCCGAAGGCGCTGAGGCTTGGTCTGCTAGACTACCCTAGCTGGTAACTTTATATTTCTTTTTTCAGCATACGAAACCCAAACCTTGAAAAGCTCAGAAACAAACTTGAATGACTCTTGTCTTGGAATTCCATTCCTTTGCATTTTGCCTGCCATCTCAGTTGTCTTTTGAATCATGATGTCACGTAATGGTTTTTTGCTTGTTTTAGCAAATTTGTACATACCCATCACATGGGCCTCGATTTCTTCGGGACTAAAAAAGTATTCTTTCGCACTTTCAATATCAGAAAATTGATTTTTTCTTGGAAATCCTGTGTTGTCTGAATGGGTTGGGTCCAAATGGTGAACACCACGAATGGTTTTTCTGTTTGCTTGCAATGCGTGTTCGAGCTCATGTCGCAGAGCTTCTTTCAATTCTGGTATAAAGGCATTCAATTCTTGAACTCGCAAAGGCAATGGAACTTCAATTCTAACAAAAAGCTCATGATGTTGAGTGTCATAGTGAGCTCTTGCCCATCTCAACTCTTCTTCATCCCCATATGTTTGAAACACAACACGTAACTGAAAGCCATTCATTTGTTGAATCAAAACTTCGATTCTACCTGATGGTGCTTCTTGTTTTATATGATTGATGATCATGCTGGATATTTGGGTTGTCAGCCCATCCATGATTCCTTCATGGATCAGCGTTTTGAATTCTTTGAGAAGAAGTTTCATCATCGTAATTATTCAACCACCAACCACCAACCGTTTTGCATTTACCTCTGAGCACCTTCAAAAAGGTTGTGTAGTGAAGATCAAGCGAAGCACACTGTGCTTTAACATTCTCTGCCACAACCAATTCTTCACCTTGATTGTTCGTTAATTTGATTCCTTTGAACTTGCTGCCAGCAATCCTTGCTCGATGTTCTTGGGTCAAAGGAACCCTCTTGTTGCCCTTTTGTTCAACATAAGCAGGTTTCTCTGTTCCAAGATACCAACCACCAGAAAACTTGATTTTGCTATTCACAAGCTGATTGAATGCTTTATAGCTCAATCCACGCTGTCCACACCACTCACGAACAGAGCCTTGGATAATAACTGTTTCTCCCGTATCTTTGTGGGTTACAGTAACGTTAGCGTTGTAATCCTTCCAACGAACTTCTTTAGCTCGCTTGGAACACTGTTCACGAAGTTCGGGATTGGTTTGAAATGCTTGTTTCAATGCACCGGATCGTTTCTCAAGCACTTCGGCTGAAGGTGTTTTGCAACGTCCATCCGCAACATGATCGATAACAGACGTGTTACCTTTACCTTCTCGTGTGTCGCACACATCTTTCCGAAGGTTATAACAGTTTTTACCACCATCAAAATATTGATCAATATAAAACTGTTCTCTCTCAAGTCGTTCTTTTCTAGTTCCTTCTACAACTTCTACAACCTCAAATACAAATGCCATTGTGCCACATTTGTTATAATCAGATTGTAGAAACACATTGCTGTGTTTGTTTCTCAATAGCAAATTGTTGTGACTAGCAAATCTACTTTTGAATCTTTTGGCGCTTCCATAGTAAACACGTTGATTCACGGTGTTTATTATTCTGTAAATGCCATTATCATTAGCATGTCCTTTGTAGTCTATTTTCATTTTACCTCCAAATGCAACTAAGACCAGAACCATTTCTGATCCTGGTCTTAGTTTGTTGTTTGAGAGGTCACTTGTCTAACCGATTAGAATCATGTCAAACAAGGTCACTTTGGCCTAGATCAAGGACATGTCGAGCACAGTCACGGTAGCGTAGAAGTCGGCTCTCACCATCTTCTTACCGTATCTGGTCATCACACCCTTACGTGGTGTGAAGTCTTCCTGTGCGTAGATCACAGGGGTCAAGATAAGTGGCACGTAAGGTGCGTAGATGTATCCAGACTCAAGGAAGGTGTTACCCTTCAATCCGATCAGGATCTTGTTCGATGGGAAGTAAGGATCCTTATAGACAACATATCTGTTGTTCAAGGTACCGATTGCTTCCGCACCAATCGTCATGCTATCCTTCACCTGACCATCCGAGTCAACCTTGTAGGCTGGCTTGTAGGCAACCAAGTGCTCCAAGATAGTTGCCACATCAGGCGAGGTAACCATAAAGTTACCCGAACCACGAAGGGTCTTCTTGTGGATGGTGTTAGCAGCATCCGTGATGGTTTCCATCAGGGTCTCATACCACTCACGCACGTTTCCGAAGAACTGCGGACCTGGGGAGAGAACGTTGTTGTGCAACGCTTCCTGACCTGTGTACTTGTTCACGATACGGCCTGGGGCACGGCTCCAGAACAAGTTTGCTGCGCTTGCCTGTGTCAACAGGTCGTTGAGAATCTCTCTGTCGATGTCCAGAGTGATCATCTCACTCAGGATGTTCGTCAACTCAACCTCTACGTCAATCGAGTAGAAGGCTGTAAGATCCTGTGCCATTTCTGGCGACCAACGAGCTCTGAGTTTACGGGTTGTAGCCGTAACAGCAACCGAGTCGATCTTGACGTCCACTTCTGGAATCTTTGGAGACGAATCGATTGCGAAGTCCGTTTCAAACGATGGAATCGTCAGAGTTGTACCTTCTGCACCAACCGATAGTGCATCAGAGATTGCAGCAGAACCAGTGATCTTGGTAGATGCACTTCCAGCAGGCTGTGGAGCCGT